GTAGCATACATGCTGATTGCGGCCACCTTGTTTCAGACATACCCTGCGAGCACACGACTACAGTGGGTAAAAGACTATTACGATGCAATTAGCCTTCATGACATTAGCCTTCCTACTCCTGTTATGGCAGGGGTCAGAACTCCTCAGAAGCAGTTCTCTAGTTGCGTTCTCATTGAGACTGATGATAGTCTTGATAGCATTAATGCTACTACAAGTGCTATTGTTAAGTATGTGAGTCAGAAAGCAGGAATTGGGATTGGTGCAGGAAGAATACGTGCCCTAGGATCGCCTATTCGCAATGGCGATGCATATCACACAGGCGTAGTTCCGTTCTACAAAATGTTTCAAGCAGCCACACGTAGTTGTAGCCAAGGTGGTGTGCGCAACGGAGCAGCCACCCTGTACTATCCAGTATGGCATTTAGAAATCGAAGATCTTCTGGTGTTGAAAAACAACAAAGGCACAGAAGACAACCGTGTGCGACACATGGACTATGGTGTTCAGTTTAATCGCGTGATGTATGAGCGATTGCTAACAGGCGGAGACATTACCTTGTTTTCGCCTAAAGATGTACCTGAAATGTACGATGCATTTTTTACAGATGCAGATCGATTCAAAGAGTTGTATGAAACAGCAGAACGTAATACCAAGTTGAGAAAAAAGAAGATTAAGGCAGCTGACTTGTTCAGTCGCTTTATGCAGGAACGCAAGGATACCGGACGTATCTATCTGCAGAATGTGGACCATGCTAACACGCACAGTCCATTCAAAGTAGATCGTGCCCCGATACGTATGAGTAATCTTTGCTCAGAGATCGATTTGCCTACAGTACCGTTGAACGATGTCAATGACGAGGATGGTAGGATCGCCCTGTGTACTTTATCAGCGATCAATTGGGGCAATGTAAAAAGCCCACATGACTTTGAAAAAATGTGTACTCTGGCAGTTCGAGGGTTAGATGCATTATTAACATATCAGAAGTATCCAATACGGGCAGCTGAATTAGCTACCGAAGAGTTCCGTCCACTGGGTGTTGGTATTATCAACTTCGCCTACTGGTTGGCCAAGAATGATGTAAGTTATTCGGACTCTCGTGCCCTGCCCTTGGTTGACGAGTATGCAGAAGCCTGGAGTTACTATTTGATCAAGGCTTCTGCAGACCTCGCACAAGAACAAGGTGCGTGTACTAGATGGAAAGATCTCAAGAGCGCAGATGGTATATTGCCTATTGACACACGTAAAACTGATGTAGATGAATTAGTTCCACACATCGAGCGCATGCCATGGCAAAGTTTACGTGAACAAGTACAACGAACTGGTCAGCGTAATGCTACACTAATGGCACTGATGCCTGCAGAAACATCAGCACAGATCAGCAATGCCACTAACGGTATTGAGCCACCGCGAAGCTATGTAAGTATCAAAGGTTCAAAGCATGGTCAATTAAAACAGGTTGTGCCTGAGTATCGTAAGTTGAAAAACAAATACGAACTATTATGGCATCAGCGTAGTCCAGAGGGCTACATGAATATCTGTGCTGTATTACAAAAATATATTGATCAAGGTATATCGGTTAACACATCCTACAATCCACAGTACTACCAAGATGAAAAAATTCCAATGAGTGATATGCTCAAGCATCTACTACAATTCTACAAGTTCGGCGGCAAGCAACTTTACTACTTTAATACCTATGATGGTCAAGGTGAAATTGACATCGACAAACTAAATGCAAAAGAACCTTTACAAGAGCTGAGTCCAATCAACGAAGCTGACTGTGAAAGTTGTGTAATCTAAATCAAGGAAAAATAATGAGCGTTTTTAATACCAAGAAGAAAAATCATCTGGCCAGCCTGGCTTTTCTTGATTCCAGTGGCGGAGTAACTATTCAAAGATTCGACATACTAAAGTATCGTCAATTTGAAAAACTAACTGACAAACAACTAGGTTTTTTCTGGCGTCCAGAAGAAATTGATGTAATGAGAGATGCTAAAGATTTTAAGGACCTAACACCGTATGAGCAACACATTTTCACATCGAACCTTAAGCGACAGATACTGCTGGACTCTGTGCAAGGTCGCAGCCCCAATTTGGCTTTTCTTCCTATTGTATCATTACCTGAGCTGGAAACATGGATTCAAACTTGGAGCTTCAATGAAACAATACATAGCCGTAGTTATACTCATATTATTCGCAACGTATATTCTGACCCTAGTAAAATATTTGATGAGCTCGTGGATGTCCCTGAAATTGTCGAATGCGCAGGTGATATCTCGGGATACTACGACAGACTGATAGAAGCCGGGCAATGGTTTAATTTGCTAGGTGTAGGAAAGCACACAGTGAACGGAAAAGAAATCACAGTTGACCTCTACGAACTTAAAAAGAAATTATGGCTAGGTCTTAACTCCGTAAACGCCCTTGAAGGTATTCGCTTCTATGTGAGCTTTGCCTGCTCCTGGGCATTTGCTGAACTCAAGAAGATGGAAGGCAATGCTAAAATTATTAAATTGATTGCTCGTGATGAAAATGTACATCTAGGATCAACACAGACCTTGCTTAAACTCTTGCCTCAAGATGATCCTGACTATGTGACTATCAAGGAAGAAACCAAAGCTGAATGTGAAGAAATGTTCCTACGTGCGGCCGCACAAGAACGTGCATGGGCACACTATCTGTTCAAGGACGGAAGCATGATTGGCCTGAACGAACAGTTGTTGTGTGACTATGTTGATTGGTTGACTTGCAAGCGTATGACCGCGGTTGGTTTGAAGTGTGGCATCAAGACAGGATCAAATCCTTTGCCATGGACCGCTAAATGGATTGCAGGTGCTGAAGTTCAAGTTGCACCCCAGGAAACTGAGATAAGTAGTTATGTGGTTGGCGGTACCAAGCAGGACGTTGACTCTAACACTTTCAAAGGATTCAGTTTATAAATGATCACAGTATATTCGAAAAATAATTGCCCATTCTGCGTACAGGCCAAAAACCTACTAAAACTCAAAGGTGTTGACTACACTGAAATCAAGATTGACGAAGATGCATCTGCAAAAGATTTTGTTCTAGCAGAAGGGCACCGTACAGTGCCACAATTATACAAAGACGGTAAACTACTGGTCGAGGGTGGTTACCAAGGCTTGGCAAAACAGCCAGCTGAATTTTTTGAAACCCTAAGAGGATAAAATGTTAATTTCAAAAACAGCCTATACAGCCGGTGATATCGTTGCCTTCAAATTGGTCAACGGTGATGAATGTGTGGCCAAAATTGTAGAAGTCACACCGATGGAATATGTAGTAAGCAAGCCTTGCACAGTGGTTCCTAGTCCGAAAGGCATAGGCATGATGCAGAGTTTGTTCACTGCTGAGTTGAGCAAAGATGTTCATCTCAGTGCTACTCATGTGCTGATGCATGCCATGGTGGTAAAAGAAATAAAAGACTACTATCTCCAAACAACAACAGGTATTGCAACAGCGCCTGCAGGACTGGTGATTTAATATGCCAGGCGCCGCACGACAAGGACAAGACACAGCAGGCGGCACCATTGTTGCTGGATCACCTAATGTGATCACAAATGGTACTCCTCAAGCACGAATTGGTGATGCGGTGCAAGGACATGACCTGCCGCCGCATGCCGCACCAAAGATGGCAGAAGGCAGTCCCAACGTTATTGTAAATGGTATACCTGCCAGTCGAGCCGGGGATAACGCCACATGTGGCCACCCAGCAACAGGCAGTCCTAATGTGATTATAAACTAACATGAGTTATTCAGCTGTTCAATTGATTGCTATCAGTGGGTTGTTGCAAAACACCGGACTAGGTGTGAGCACAAGATTGGTAGCACAATTAAACAACATGCAAAACACAGTAGTAATCACTGGTAAACTCCGAAGAGTTGCGGTGCATCCAAATGTAGCATCGCTGGTGCTTGATTCAATGAGAACCACATTGCCTGGAATTTGCGGGGTCGCACCAGTGACTTACACCAGTTTGTCTGCTTCTATAACAGCAGTTGACATTACAGAAAGCATACGCACAAGAGCCAATCAGTTTTTCCTACGAGGCGTAAATGGATACCTTGGCATTTTGTCAAGAGCTGATTCCGATTGTCGAATGTCACGTGATGTGCTCGGAGCAGTATACTCTTATGATGGAGCATCATTTTCCAGCGTGAACCCTGATGTTACGAAACATATTGATTTAGCTACAGGTGGACTTTCAAGCAAATTTGGTCCATTGGCTAAAAATTCTGAAAATTATAGACGAGCCAGTGGACTTTATAGTGCTGGAGTTGGATCAGGCGGAACCATAACAACTGATGCCAAGGATGTTGAGCGCAGTATTCGTGCATTAAGCCAAGGAATGCGCCGTCTTGGCACACTGTATAATTTATTTGACTTGTCGACGCTGGGAACACCGGCTGGACTGATAAAAAGTTTGTATGCACAAGGTCTGCTGTCAAATAGATATAGTGGGCGTGAAGGCACAAAAGATGCAGATTTCATTGAAGCATTACTCAGCGAAGGAATTACTCTTACAAATATTGATACGGCCAATCAAACTGTATTGACTGATCTGTTGACCAAGGTCACAGACCCAAGATTTCTTAACAGGGTAATTACCGCTACTGGATTAGACGCAGCAAATGTAGGGGGTGGGGGTAGGGGTATTGCCAATGCCGGGGATTTCTTAAAAGCAAATAAAGTTATGCCAGCCAATGCAGTTGATGCAATTCCTTACGGAACATTGTATCAACTTGGTCAACAATTGTTGTCATTGAATATATCATATGCAACAACGGATGCATTGTTCGACGCCCTGCTAAAAATTAATGTTCCTGAACATGACAATTTAGCAAATCTAACCAGACCAGTGCCAACAGCTGATATAGCAGTTATTCGAAACTCGGTGCCATCTGGTACGGGAGATTTTTCTTCGTGTAAAATACAAGAATTAATTGGAACTCCGTCGGGGTATGTGCATTTAGATTCTCTGGACACTATAGCATTGATTGCATCTAAACTTTCGTCAACCACTGAAGGATTGGCATTGATATCAGCNGNCGATGCAGTGTACGATAAGTATGCCGCAGATCTAAGTGCCACAGCAGAAGAATCTGCGTTGATAGCCGCAATTGATTCACTGGCCGCTGTTGCAGACTATAAACAAAACATTGCGTCAACTAACATTGCAATATCAAACTGTATTGATCAAATTGAACTGGAAATCGTTAACTGTAGTAAAACTGGACTAGATATATACTCAACTGTGCCAGGAAACAATAGTATCATAACAACCATTATCAGTTTTCCAAATTTTGGAGTAGACTATCACAATTCTGGAATTAAAAATATGTTGATTGACATGACAACTGCTGACAGGTATGGCGAAGCAGTAAAGGCCTGCTTGATACAAGGACAAAATGACAGTATACTTCAAACAATTGGTACTAAAAATATTGGAATTCCTGATGTTGCTTCCAATGCAAAAAAATATCAATTTGAATCTGGGCAAACAACGTTGACGATCCAACAACGAGAAAATGTGATTGCTGATGCAAGAGCTCAACAATTAATTGAAAGTGATGCGATTCGAAATGCAGAACTTTATGGATACAACAATCAATATTATGTGAGCCGTGGTTATCCCGTGGCATAAACATAACACTTATTGGCAGTTATAACCCAGTATAATTGCCATTAACGGCTTGTATTATGAGCATAAGCCGTATTTAAGTTGACACAGCCAGACTTATAGTGTACTATTAACATGATCCTGTGTTCTTAAATATCACTACCATCTGAAACTAAGGAGAAACAAAATGACTCTAACCAATGAACTTTGGAAAAAGTATATTCCAATTGCAACGAAATTAATAATCGGAAGCGTAGCATTTATTTTTTGCATTATCATGGTAACCAAGGTTACCCAGGCAAAAATGCAACATCTGCGCAACGCAAATAACATGACCGAAATTAGTTATGTAACAACCGCCACTCGCGAGCGTCAGCTGGCATGCTTGGCTAAAAATATCTATTACGAAGCAGGTTATGAAAGCTTCGAAGGAAAAGTTGCTGTGGCACAAGTAACAATCAACCGTGCCAACAGCGGTGACTTTCCTAGCGACATCTGTGGCGTGATCTA